AAGCCAGTGCGAGCGGCAATGGTCCGCAAGGTCCGGACGACGCTGACGCAGGCCGCGATGGTGACCTTTGAGGAGAAGGTGCTGCCCAAGGCCACCCCGGTCTACTTCCACTCCACGGACCAGGAGTACAGATACCCCAACGGGGCCAGGATCGTCGTCGGGGGCCTGGATAATCCGGATAAGATCGGCAGCACAGAATTCGACTTGGTGTACGTGCAAGAAGCCGTCGAGCTTGAGTCCGACGACTGGGGCATGCTGCTCCGTGGCCTCCGGAATAACGTGCTCAGCTATCAGCAGCTGCTGGCTGACTGTAACCCGACGTTCCCGGAGCACTGGCTCAAGCAACGCTGCGACCAGGGCATCACCCAGCTGCTGGAGTCCAGGCACGAGGACAACCCGACCATCTGGGACCCGTCGACCGGCACCTGGACACCGTTTGGCGCGGAGTACATGGCCGGCCTGGATAGCCTGACCGGCTACCAGCATCAGCGACTGCGACTCGGGCTATGGGTTGCGGCGGAGGGGATGTTCTTCCAGGAGTGGGACCCGCGTGTGCATGTCATCCCGCCGCGTGAGATCCCCCCGGATTGGCCCCGTTGGGTGGCCGTTGACTGGGGTTTCGCCGCCCCGTTCTGTTGCCTGTGGTTCGCCCGCGACCCGGATACCAGGCGGGTCTACGTCTACGACGAGGCGTATGTTGCCGGCTTGAGAGACGAGCAACAGGCCGATCTTATCCGGACAAAGAGCGCAGGCCAGATAATTCGCCTCGTCGTCCTCGATCCGTCCATGTTCAACCCGCGCACCGAGAGCCAGCGCCCATCCATCGCGCAGGTCTATCACCAGCGCGGGCTGCGGCATCTGGTGCCGGGCATGAACAGCCGCAAGCAGGGCTGGCAGGTAGTTCGCCGGCTGCTCGCTCACGATGAGCACCCCACCCGCTTGCAGGTCTTCCAGAACAAGTGCCCCAACCTCATCCGGACGCTGCCGGTGATGGTGGTCGACCAGCTGGATCCGGAAGATGTCGCGGACGTGGTCAAGGGATCGAAGACGGAAGATCACGCGGTCGACGCCTTGCGCTACGGGGCGACAGCAGAAGCCCAGCCCCCGACCCCGGCGAAGGTCAAGGTGCGCTTTGGTTAGGCGACGGCTCAGGCCCAAGTACGAGCGCCGGAACTGGTGGCATGACAGCTGGTTCCAGTTCTACTGGCGCACCTTCACCTGGCCGCACCTGACCGAAACCCACCGCTGGTGGCGGCATGCCTGATGGGCATCTTTGGCCTGATCCTGGTGTTGATCCTGATCTTCTTCATCGGCAAAGTCCTGGCGTTGTGGTGAGCTAGATGCCCGCCCTCAACGCCAGTGTCCCCAGTTCCGCCTTCCGTCAGCGGAACACCAGCCCGGATCCGCCCAAGAAGAAGCCAGCCAAGGAAGCGCCCTGGAATGGAGCCAAGGCTGAGGACGCCATCGTCGGGGCTGCGTCGGATCTGATCCAGTCGCTGACCGACGAGTTCGCGGATCGGGACAAGCTCTACAAGGACATCGACGCGGTCATCTACGGTGAGCTACCGGTCGATATTCCGGAGGCGTACAAGAAGACCTCCATCGTCGTCCGTTCCCCGCTGCCGATCCACATCACCACCACCGTGGCCAGCGCGCTCAGCGTCAATCCAGCGACGGTCCAGTACAAGCCGATCAGCTTCAGCGACATCGCCCAGCAGAACGCCAGCTTGCGCGAGCACTTCTTTGAGGCCAGCTGGCTCAGGCAGCAGCAGGAAGCAAGACGCCAGCTGCAGCGGCTGTTCATGTGGAGTCTGGTGACCAAGGGTGAGGGCGTCCTGAAAACCCTCCCCCGGACCCACGCGGCGTGGGGCGACTACACCCGCGAAAGCCAGGAGTTGTGGGACAAGCTCAAGGGTGACCACGAGCTAGACGACGACGCCAAGGATCGCGTCTACCACGGTGAGACGGAAGAGATGAAGCTGAAGCTGCCGTACCCCATCGGGACGACAGATGTCAGCCCGGAAACGTTCTATTACACGCAGAACGAGAACGGCTTCACCAGCTGCGTCGAGTTGAAGCAGGTCCCGTACTACGACGCCCTGGAACGCTTCCGCGCCGGCATGGACCGCAATGGTCACGTCATCGCCCCGGAAGAGTGGGGCAATGTGGCACTGGAAGACCGGGGCCTCGCCAGAGCCGAATGGGCTGACACGATGAAGGGCACCAACCAGTCGCTGTCCTGCCTGGAAGTCTGGGACGCCGAGATGTGCGCGGTGATCCTGTGCGGCCCGGGCCAGATGAGCGGCAGTCGCCCTAGTTTCCAGGGCGGCACGCTCGTCTCAGCCACTCGTCACCCGTATGGCGACCCGATCCTCAAGACCCTCCGTGGCCCCTACTTCCACGCCCTGGGCGTGACTACCAACAGCCGTCTACCGGAGCGCGCCGGGCTGAGCATCCTGTTCGGCTTCCTGCGGCTGTTTCCCCTCCTGGACAGCTTGCTGACAGCCCAGGGCAACGCCGCCATTATGACCGCGTTCCCGGCGTTCAAGCGGACCCTGGCACCGGGCAGCGTGCCTGGTATTCCGGATACACAGCTGCCGTTCGGCAAGGACGGCCGGGAGGCGGAAGCGAGCGACCGCATCGAACCCGGCACGATCTATCCCTACGACATCGCCCCCATCGACCAGCCCCGCTCCGGGATGGAAGCCGAGAAGCTGATCAAGAACATCACTGGCTTCCTGGAGCTAGCCCTGCCCAGCGTTATCCAGGGCGCGAGCATGAGCGGCCAGTCCGGCTATGCCATCAACCAGGCCGCGCACATGGCCCGGCTGGCGTGGGACCCGATTGTCGATAACGCCCAGACGGCAATGGGCATGCGGACCAGCTTTGAGTCCTGGCTGATCGAGCACGAGATTGGTGAGAACGTCTACGCCTGGTCGGAAGACCTCAAGCCGGGCAAGCAGAAGTCGGGCGTTGACAAGACCCGCGCCGGCTGGCTGAGCATCGGTCCGGATGATCTCAAGGGCAACCACCGCTACACCATCAGCCTCGATCCCTCCACGCCGAGTGACGACATCGTCAGCACTCGCGCCCTGGCCGAGAAGATGCAGCTGCGGCTCATCAGCTACGAGGATGCGGTCGAAGCGGCCGGTGGGAATCCGGATGAAGTTGAACGCAGCTGGCTCGTCCAGGACCTGAAGAAGTCGCCCGAGATCGCGGGCAAGATCAAAGAGCAGGTGCTCCAGAAGCTGGCCACCATTCAGACTGCGGCGCTGCCTCCCGAGATGCAGGGAGGCCCGCCCGGTGCACCAATGGGGCCGGGTGGCCCGCCGCCAGCGCAGCCACCCGGACCAATCGGCACCCCGGGTGCTCCCCCGATGGGGCCGATAGGTGGGCCACCGGTCAATCCGGTCCCGTCGCCCGGCCAGGGCATGCCGCTCGTGCCCGGCATGCCCCCGGCGCGCCAGGGGCCGGGTCCCGGCTCCGGCGGCGTGTCCGGGATGCCGCAAGTTCCGGCTCCCGCGCCACCCCCGCCGTTCTGATGGCTCTTACTGCAGATAAATCGGAGCTAGGGATGACCCGCGATCAGGCCCATCAGGTTGTTCAGCTGCTGATCCGGATAAATACGACGCTCGACTTGATCAGCCATCTGCTGGAGGAAGCTGGACGTGGGCGTGGTCCGGCGGGCTATCGCATTCCGGAGCCGGACTGATGCCGCGTGAGTTCCGGGTGGTGGGGTACGTGCCGTTGAACACCTCGCCAGAGGGTTGGGGGCATGCCCAGCAGATGGTCCTGGACCGCTGGCAGCGAGCCGTCAAGCTGGAGGGCTACCAGCCGCTGGGCGAGGTTAAGCTGACCGCTGAGACACTGCTGGAGGGGCCAAGTAGTCCGGAATATTCCATTGGTGACGTGGTCCGGCTGACGGTCACCGGTGAGGTCGCGGACTGATGCCCAAGCGGGTCAATCAGTTGGATCGCGTCGCGGCTGACATCGCCGCCTGGATGGACGAGATCACCGACGAGATGGCCGGCGCGATCCTGGGTGGGGCGAGTGCCCCGTTCGCGGCGCGCCTGTCGGAAGACCAGAAGGTCCAGTATTACACTGCCCAGCTGTTCAACCCGGACGGCACGCCCAACCAGGCCGGCCGCGACCAGCAGCTGCAGCGACTCGGGCCACGCGGCTTTCGCCTGGTCTACGATGCGGTCATCAAGGCCAATCCGGGCCTCCGTATACCGGCTCCACCGGAAGGGACGCCGCCACCGGGCATTCTGGGTGGGACGCCCCAGGGTGCGCCGATTGAGCCGATGCCAGCGATGTGAGCCAGGAGGAAGACTTGATGAATATCGGCACCTACCCCGTCACCGTTGGGCGCGTGATCGCGTTGTTGGTCTTGATCGCTTGTTTCGTCCTGGCGTTGATCGGTCGCCTGGACATCGTCCTGGCGCTGCTGATCGGCGGCGTGGCGTTCGCGGAACT